ATAAAATAATTAGCTTCTATCATACATGCACTAAATAAAGCATTATAACAAAACTCACTAAAGTAATTAGAAGTTGTTGCACTTGTACCTGTAGCACTTGATAAAGCTAATGGTCGTTTTGTATATTGAATTTCTCCTGTTAATGTTGATGCAGGAGTAGGTACTATATAAATTGATGTGTTATTTTTTCGTGCATAGTATCTGGGAGTACCAGTAGATGCACTTGCATATCCCCAAAAGTCTATTGCATATTCGTATGATCTTTGTAATAAAGGAGTTATATTAGAAGAAGCACTTGTTTTAAAACTTACATTACGCACAACTAATGTTCCAGCAGGTAAACTTACTACTGGATCTGAAGCTGTAAAAGTAAATGAAGAATAATAATCAAGTCCTGAATCATCTAATTCTTTTATTAAACGATCTTCAGCTTTTTCAATCAAATAAGGAATATGATCTGAAAACTCTGTTGAATTATTTTCTATTGTATTTACTATATCATCTTTAAGATATGAATAAGCTGGCATGTAATTATCCTAATAATAAAGTTACGCCACCATTAGCACCTGGAGCTGAACAGCATACTGTTGCATCACACCTAATACCCATTTCTCCTATATAAATATCTGCTTGTCCACTTGCAGGAACTTGAAATTTTATTTTATCACCACCACTATCACCAATAGCAAAGGTTCCATTAACAGTAGAATATGCATGAATACCTATAATACGAGAAGTATTAGATGTTGTAACAATAACACCAGTACCTGCTAAAAATTTTGATGTAATATTTGTTGTCATATTTCTTCCTTTAGAGTGTATAGAGAGAGAATAATTTCTTATCCTCTCTCATATACTTATGGTTTATGCACCAGCATTTCCATACCATTGTCTCCAATCTGAAACACCAAAAGAATATCTTTCACGTGCTTTAAATCGAAGATTTCCAGTATCGAAATCTGGTTCCATTTTAGTTTGTAAAGGTGTTCTTGTAAACATTTTAGTACCATTTGGTACATCAGATTTAATGAACCAAGCGTTGGTATCAGTAAATCGTCTGTTTACGAAGAAGCCATCTGGAAATACTCCCAAGTGTCTTACAGCGTTGATGTCATTGTTAGATCCACCAGGTGATCCTGGAGTATTTAACAACTGATCTGCTGTAAACAGTAAATCAACAGGAACATGTAAAGATATTGCAGAAGCACCAATTAAGATACCTCTATCATCTTTTGTTTTCTGTATTTGAATTACTGCACTTTCAAGTGTACTTTCAGCTACTGCAGCAGCAGATGCTCTATTATCTTGATTTCCAGCAGAAATGGTTGGGTGAGAAGCACTAAAGAATGCTACACCATCACCAATAGCAGAAGCTCCAGCAGTAAAGCCATTATTAAAGACTTTAGCAGCTTTCACTTGCTTGGTGTTTGCCATTGCTCTTGCAAGACCTTTTGCACGTAATTTAGCGAAAGTATCATAGAGGTTATCCTCCATTGCTTCCTCAGTTACTGCAAAAGCTAGAGCTACTGTTTCGTTGTCATAACGAGCTGTATATGATTCTTGTGCGTCATCATAACTTACAGCAGCACCTTCTGTTTTATCTGGAGCAGTACCAAAACCTGTAAATAGAACTTCTTCCTCGAATGCTCGATCAGAATTTTCTACTTCATATAATGGTTTATGCTCATCATTAACTTCGCCATACTCAGTTCCAAAAACTGCATTCAGTCCAGGAAGGAGTTCTTTGGCGATACTTGATCTATTTATAGCCATTTTCTATTTCCTTTCTATGCTGAAGATGCAGTCGCTGTAACGTAGCGATCTCTATGCATGTTAAGCCATACTTCTACAATAGGATAGGCATCTGAATCAGTTTCCCCATCATCTTGTATCTTATCTATGACTCTTAGTTGTTGTTCAGATTCTGCTCCACTCGCTGCTAAACAATAATAGCTTGACTGACCAGTTGTGGTATTACCAGAACTTGCAGTTGAACTTACAGTTGTATTATAGTTTTTAATAACCATTAGTTCGTTTGCAGACAAAGATAAACTACATTGAATGTAATATGTCTGATTTGGATCAGTTATGAGAAAGAACTTAACATCTGAATATCCATTAGCAGAAGTACCTGTACCCCAGTAACGTGCAAATTTTTGTTCTCCATTATACACATATGAACAGCCAGCAAAAACCCCAGAAGGTTTTAAAGTACCAGCGACATATGGTGAAATGGTTGCAAAATTAGCACCTGGTAATACTACAGGATCGCCTGTAAAAATATTATTATTACAAGCTCCACCTGAAGTAGGTGAATAAATCTGCGTAAAGGAACCAGTATTATAAGCTCCATCTTTTTTACGAGCAGGAACAAAACCACGAAACGCCTTAGTTGTTGACATGTTTTGTCTCCTTTTCTAAAGGACTATTCCTGAAATTTAGGTGTTCGTCCTTTTATAGTTTGAGTTTTACTTGTGTTAGAAATAGGCATCCTAGAATTATTTCCTCTCATAAGCTGTGAATTTACAGCTTCCATTAACTCATCAGATTTTTTTCTATAATGCTCACTTCTAGCTTTGTAGATTCTAGTAGGTATTTTACCTAACGCAATGTCTCCACGACAGACTGCTCCAGCATATCTACCTTCATCTCTCACGACAGATGTTGATCCAAGTTCAGGAACGTCTTCAGATTTAACAAAATCCCATCCTTCTTGCAATTTTCTACCTATATATTTATAATCTTCTTGACCTTTAAGAGTTATTCTTAACCAACCAAGAGTCATACCTTCGTCTAGGAAACGATTTATAACTGCTTCAGGAATATGAAGAGCATCTTGTTCTTCAAATGTATATTCAGTTGTTTCTCTGCTTACGTTCTCACGAGCTTCAGAACTACGTGTATTTGTTCGTGTCATAACTTTATCCTCCACGCTGCATATTAATTGTAGTATACTCACCTTCAGCTTTATCAGCTTTCAGTTTTTCTTCTGCATACTTTTCAAGTGGTACATTCCATTTATTAGCTAAACGAATATCTTCTTTAGATAACTTAACTTTTTTACTGGAACCTGGAGAGCTGCGAGATGCTCCAGCTACTACTTGAGCAGGTTTTGACGTTGATCCCTGCTGACGAACTTCCTCTGTAAACTTATGAGGAAATGTTTTTTTTATCCTAGTATCAACTTCCTGATAAAAATCAGGATCTGTAGGACTAAAACCTTCTTCTTTTAACTCTGCATCTATTGCTAATGCAGCAGCAGTCATTACTCTATCAGCACCAAACCATTCATTTTTTGATGCCCAATCTTGTGCTTTAGGATCAGGTGTAGGTTGAGGTTGATATTGTGGTTGTTGTTGACCTATACCTTGTGGTTGTGATTGTGGCTGCTGTTGTTGAAACTGTTGTTTATGTACTTGTACTGATTTTAAATCAGTTTGTACATCATTTAGTATTTCTTGAGCTTGTAAAACTTTTTGAGAATCACCTTCTTCATGTGCAACTTTATAAGCATTACGTGCTAATGCTAATTTATCAGCTAATTGTTTTTCAGTAGTATCTAAATTTACTCCTCTAGCACTTGTAAATTGTTGATGAACCTGATTTAATTGGTGTGTTAATTGTTCATTTTGTTGTATAACTTGAGCAATTTGTTCATCACGTTCTTTACGTTGTTTAACTAACTGACGTATTCGCTTTTGTGCTCCTTTAGTTTCAATACCTTCAAGCTCTTTAGGTACTTCTTCTTTTGGAGGTTCTTCTTCTTTTTCTACTTTTACTATAGGAGGAGCTTCTTCTTTTTGTTCTCCTTCTACCTCATATTCTACTTTTTCTTTTTCTTCTTTTTTTTCTGGAACGACTTCATCCCATTCTTCTTTTTTTTCTTCTTCAGACATAGTGCTTCCTTTCGCTGTTTACGAGACATACGACTTACGTATATACTTTATATTATACTACAAAAATTAGGTTTATGCAAGTTTTATGCACTACCTGCATGTAAATTAAATGTAGGATCTAGATCTTTTGGATGTTCCACACGCATAATAACTTGATCATCAAATAATAATATAAGACGAATACCTTTATATTTTATCTTTTGACCTGAGTGTTTTCCATAACAAACATAATCTCCTACTTTACACCATTCACCTTTTGGAAATTTATCTTTATCTTGGTAAGCTAAATCTCCTAGAGATACTACACGTCCTACTGTAGTGAGATAGGACATATCTTCCTTCGTTGAATCAGGTAATAATATACCACCTTTTGTCTTTTCTTTAATTGAGACAGGTCTTACGAGTACATGAAAACCTGGAAGTTCAGGTAGAGTACGTGGATCACTTTCTTCTTCTTCTGTAATCCACATATCATTCTTAATAGTTTTTGCTAATGATACCTGTTGCATTAGTTATCCTCTTCATCTGCATAGATACGTTTCTTAACAATATCTGTTAATTTATTTCTAGCCCATTCAATTCCATAAATGTGACCAACCATTTGTCTATAATGAGCAAAAGTATCTGATTGACCATTACAAACTGTATTTCTTAGTTTAGTGAGTTCGTCATTATAATCTTTAACGACCTCATCCCAAATATCCATGTATTATCTTTTTCCTGTAGTTGGTTTTGGATATTTCCAAGCTTTATCTTCCCATTTTAAAGTTACACCTTTTTTAGGTCTACTTCCATAATCAGCTTGTGACATCTTGGTATAATCACCATAGAGACCACCATCTTTATTAGGAACATGCATGGGTTTTCCATCAGTAATACCTTTATCTACAGGATAAGCTTTATTCCCTATTGGCATTGTCTTCTCCTTTCATTTCTTCTTTTACTAGATCCATCATAATATCCATAAGTTTTAAACTTCGTTGTCTACTGTCCAGATCTTCCATTAATGAAACTTTCTCTAAAGCATTCATACGAATTTTCTCTAGATCAATTTCAGCTTTCTGATCTGCAATAATTGTTTTAGTTAGATTATCAAGAGCTTTCATAGTTTGTTTACTTTCTCTATCAAGATCAGCTTTTTCTTTTTTCAATATTGCATCTTGACCAGCTTTACCAGAATCCACTAATAATTTAGCTTCCTCTAATTCTAATTTTTGTGCATCTAATGCAGAGTCTGCAGAATACTTAGCAGATGTTGCTTGTAGTTTTTGTTTCTCTAATTCTACTTTAGCTTGTTCAAGTGCAACCATTTGTTGTTCAGGTGATTGTACTTGACCCATAGCTTGATTTGCATTTAATACTTGTTGTGCTGCAGTAGCCATAGCCATCTCTGCAACTTTAGGATCTCTTTGCTGTTCAGGTGGCATTTGTTCCATTGCTGCTCTTGCCATTCCAT